CAGGCGCCACCTCTCCAGCTGCTAGCACTGCAGTCCAATTCCAGTAACCTGCATCGTCTTTCTCCATAGCAATGTTTACTTCATCACCTTTCTCCCAAGTCTGTGCTGTTCTAAACACTTCTGGGTTAGAGAATGACATAAGTTTTTTGCTACTGACTCTACCTTGATCATCTTTATAGGTGACTTCTAATGATTGGTATTGTCTACCGTTACGGTTAGTACTTGTTTGTGGTTGTGCTACATCAATAATATTAATTAACATTAACTGTCTCCATATTGCCCCATGTTTCACCGACTTCACATTCGACTCTCATGGGTAAGTTGAACTTATGTCCGAATAACTTCTCAAAGTTATCAGGTACATCGTTAAAACATTTCTCAACAATTTTAACTATACTTATATTATCCCATACTTTAGGATCAAAGTCAAGTATAATTGAATCGTGAACTGTGTTGACTAGCTTCACTCCTTCTTTGTCGAGTAATCTGTTACGTAAAGAAACTCTTGCTATCGACATTAAGTCAGCACCTAAGCCTTGCACTGGATAGTTTAATATCTTAGTGCGTGGGTGTTTAACACCATAGCTCGTAACCTCTGGTTCGTAGTAATACACACGACCAGTTGGCATAGTAAGTTTCCTATCTCGTTTTGCTTTGAATACTATTTCATCGTGCCACTCCTTTAGTTTAGTATATTTATTATAGAACTGATCAATAATGTTTTGCCAATAAGCTTCATTACCAATCTCTTTAAAGTTAGGATCGTTAGCATATGAGTAGGCAGAACCACCATAGATAAGTCTGAATACGAATGTCTTGGCTATAAGCCTAGATGGTAATCCAAACCTAGTTTGGTTGTCAGAGTGCATGTCAGTTCCGTCCCAGATTTCTTGTATGGCTAGGTCATCTTGACTTAGGTAGGCTGCACCTACCCACTCTAGTTGTTTAGCGTCTGCTTGTAATAACATAAGTAACAATTGCCTCTATTGATTTATCATTAAGATGTTCCATTAGTTTGTCTATACCTTCAATAGCTATAACATCATCAATGTCTTTTGCTATGTAGTTTAACCAAGCGTTTGTCACACCTTTCCTTTCTATATCTTCATATAGATTATCTAATCTACTTTGTCTCTTATCTGTATGTTTAATCGTAGGATGTATATACGAATAAGATACACTAGAATTCTTCAAAGTATACCTCACCACCTTCAATTAATGGTGGTAGTGCACGTGGTAAGATTGGATCATTAATTACAATCTCAGGTAATGGTTCATATACTTGAGGTGTAATGATAATCTCATCTGTCATATTTTCATCTAACAATATAACAAACTCATCTTGTTTAGATGCTGTACCCATTAACCATACTGCTAGTCCTAAACAAACTGCTGCGATTAGTCCTGCATATATAGTTTCATCTACGTGTTTATCTAAAAATTTCATACTATCTCCTTAGTATCTTGAAGTAAAGAGAGATTTAATCTCTCCATCAAAGTTTTGTAGGTTAGGTCTACTACTAGATAACCTACCTGTTCTTGCTACACATTGGTTTAGTTGCCCATGTATTTCTCCTTTCTTCCAGTTGTTATCATCAATCAACTTACATAAACCTACATAGTAAGTTGACTTACGTTTCTCTAGAGTAGCTCTTGTTAAGAGTATATCTAGTATTTCTTGACCTTGTTTGTTAGGTCTGAGTGAGCGTAAGGTTTTTTCATCAGTAGAGTAAAGACCTTCTTTAGCGAGCTCAGTACCTTTTAATGGTCGTATTCGTCTTTCACATTCGTGCTCTTCATCAAACCATTGTAGTTTGACTTCACCCTTTCTAGCCCCTGATTTGTAATGTCCGACAGGACGCTGACGCTTGTACTTAATAGTCCCACCATAAAGGAAAGCGCTAAGATGGTCCACGCTATTAGGGTTAAAAGAATCAAAGCCGTGGTATTCAAAAAGTCTTTGATCAAGTTTAGCAATCTGTTCTTCAAGTTCGTCTCCTAGTATTTTACTTTTATCATAATCATATAGTATACCATTAAATTCCATTTCTTGCAATACTAATAGATCTTGATTGTGTAAACTAACTAATCGTTTAAGCTCAGGTCTATTGTTGAGTTCTTCCATTTGCTTGATAAAAATTTGTTCAGTTAGTTTAACATCTTGTTTAAGATAGTCAGTTAGTATCTCTTCTGGTATGTCTGGTGTGTCAATACCATTCTTCCAATACTGTTCTGACACTATGTCCAGTTTAGATTCTAATCCGTAGTGTTCAGCAACACCATTAAGACTAGGGTATGGGTTTGCTTGTCCGTCTAGTATAAACTGAACTACTTGACAGTCCCATATTCTTTTGTTAGCAAAGTTAATTCCATAACGAGCTAACCAATGTAGATCGAATTTGATATTAAACCCCACAAGGACAGTGGAAGAGTCAATAGACTCTTGTATACTTAGGAGATTTTCCTTGTAGGGCTCAACATCATACTCGATATTATATACCTCTTGATCTATACCAACATAGCATAGCTTGTTAGTTTGATCAAAGGGGTTACCTTTATTAGATGTAGTTGTTTCTACATCAAGTGTTATGTATGGTTTAGATGTCTTCATATCTAGCTATCTCTGGTTTAATTAATACTTGAGTGCTACCGTGTCTTAGGTCAGGTAGAGTATCGTCATCACCTGGCAACTTGTTCTTCAGTATATTGAAGTATCTAAGTCTACTAGTGTTGTCTTGTTCTTTACCTATACCTAACATCCAGTCAGCCTCACCTTGTTTACCTGTTTTACTACCGTCTACCATGTTCATTGTAAGCCATAGCTTACCATCAGCTTCGCCTGATGCTTGTGATACTGCAATGACAGGTGCATATTTTTTTGAAATCTCACGAGCCCATTGATAGATAGCTTTAAGTTCTAAATCATTACGATCTGCTTTGAATCCTTTAATCTTATCTATCTGGTCAAAGATAATTAAAGCTGGTTTAGTAGCTTTAAGTATATCTTCAATTACTTTAGGGTTAGTAGACTCTGTTATTTCATTACCTATTAATTTAATTCTATTACCTACTATATCTTTATATTGTTGTCTGTAAGCTTCTCGTTGCTGACCTTTGAGGATGTTACGTTCAACACCTGCAAAGGCTTGGTTAATTCTTTCAGCAACTGCTAAGTTACTCTCTTCGTTATTGAACCATAGTATATCACCATCTGTTTGTTTAATCATGTGAGTTATCTCACTAGCTAAGAATGTCGTCTTACCTGTCTCAGGTCTAGCAAATATAAAACCAAAGTTACCTTGACGTAAACTACCTAGTGATTTATTAAGCCAGTTAAGTCTCCATCGTAGACCTGGATTGTTCTCTTGTTCTTCATAGATGTGATCAAGATCCATGTTTTGAAAGTCAAAACCTTTATCTTCAACTTCATCTATTTCAAAATCTTTAAACTTTTCTATCAACTTATCAGGATCTGCACTCCCATCTTCTACATCGAGAGCAAGCTTGGCGAGGTCACCAGCTAATCCTCGCCTGCGATGCTCGTTTAGGAGATTTACTACAGCATCTTTGTTGGTGATTTCAGCTTCAAAGATTCGGGTTACAAGAAGCGTAAGTTCTTTACGCTCTGACTCTTGTAATAAATAGTTACTGTTATATTGTAACTCTAGTTCTGTTGTGTTTATACTTTCTTTATCTGGATAAGCATTATAATAACTGTCTATGCTGTTGAATAGTTTGTAATGGCTAGTATAGTTAGTCTTAATGTAATTAAGATTAACATACTTGTAATACTTGGAATAGTATTCCTTATCAGCACAGAACAATTTAATTATCTGTTCTTCAACCACTGTTCAATCTCCTTATTGTTATACTCTTTAGGATCTAGATTAGTTATTATTACTTTACTATCTAAACCTAACCCTTTTAATCTATTCTTTATTTTTACTGCAGTCTTTGCTTTGTCTCTGTCGAGCCAAACATATACTGACTTGTAATTGTTTACTAACTCTTCTTCAAAATTAGAAGCGAGGCTGCTCCCTAACAAGGGAGCGGAGCAGACTAGCTGATTCCTAGATACTTTAATTGCTGATAAAATATCTTCTGTTAGAATTATTGTATCAGATTTTCCGTATACTGTCAAGGGTTTAGCTCCATTAGATAGATACTTAGGACCATAAGATTTAAATGATCTACCTTGCCAGTAACTACCAGTGTTAAGTAAGATTAAAGTTCCGTTGTCAGTGCACCACTGAAAGTTATATTTGACTATCTCGTCAGGTGTAATACCATAAGACAGTAACCACTTCATCGCTACTTGAGGTAGCTCTTCAGTTGTATGTAACACACTAGTGCCTACATTACTAGGTCGTTTCTCTTTTAATCTATTACGCAACGACTCCAGGTCTTGTTTTGTTTTGTAATACTGACATCCAAAACAATAGAAATGGTCTTCATACTCGCCTAAGTTGTCTCGACTACGACACTTAGGACAAGGTAAATGTCTAATAAACTTACTCATTAAATTCCTTAGTTGTAACTCATACAATAACCGATGCAAATCCTACACAAATAGTGTATAATATACATATATACTGATAAAAGTATATTAATCTATATAGAAAGGAATACATTATGTGGACAAAACCATCAGCAACTGAAATGCGTTTCGGCTTTGAAGTAACAATGTATGTATGCAATAAGTAATATCGTATACGCATAACAGCCCCACTTCCCACACGGAAGCAGGGCTTTTTATGCTCTACTCTGGATCAAACTCAATCCATTCATCATCATCAAACATCTCATCATTACCTTCAGAAAGATCTGGTCTTTCTTCAGCATGAATATCTGCTTGGACTTCATGATAACAATGGTTACATAAGTCTATATAGTGACCTTCACTATCCTTACGTGTTGATTCAAAGTCATTGAGATTTTTATTGCATGCTATGCATCTCATATTACTATCCTTATACTAGATACAGAACATAGTTCCTGTCTCTTCATTAATTTCACAAACA